TCTAGCAACAGAATCCAGCCCAATCCGCTTGGATTCCTGAGCAAGAGAACTACTTGCGCCAGCATTTCGCAAAGCTTCCTCAGCCTTGCGCTTAGCTTCTTTCAATGGCCCGTTGTCAAAGCTATTAAAGCGCTGATTGATAGTGTCAGACAGTTCTCTCTTGACTTCTTCAGCTCTGGCTTTGGCCAGTTCTACTTGATCGTTAAAGTCTTTTTTGATTTTGTCGACCTTTTGGTCAAAATCTTTATCTGCTGCTTCAATCTGCGCTTGGATTTTCGCTTCAAAGCCATCTTGTTGCTTAATCTGCTTGGTAATCGTACCCTCGTAAGAATACTGGGTATCGTTTCCAGCCTTACTATCTGCACTGATACGACCTCTCAGACCACCTTTAAAGATAAAGCTCTGACTTAAGACAGGAACTTTAAAAGTCTCTTTCTTGTTGGTCTGAATGGTTACCCACTGCCCAACCTCAAGTAACAAATGTCCTTGGTAGTTGAGATTATACGGATAGTAAGTTAGGTTTTTCAGTTTGTAATACAAGTCATTTAAAGCGCTCTGGGTTATGAAGACATTATCAAGTTCCAAAGACCGACCTGTTGTCATACCGACCGTCAGAGACTTCTTATCCGTCTTACAAGTGATACCAGCTATCTGATACTCGATTTCACTCTTGGTCAATCCATGCAAGAAGTAACTGTCAGCGTTAATCGTGATGTTGGACTCGGTCAAATCACGGATTTCCATCTTTCCTTCTCGGTTGAAGAAGCAAGACATCCCAATCATCTGAGTCATAGCGCTCAGCATATCCCTGAACGAAAGTTTCTTACCTTCAGGAACTTGCTCGATATGGTAACGCATAGCGCTGATTCCGAAATAGTCATTCGCTAACTCAATGCCTGTTTTCAGGCAGATTTCCTGAATAACCTCTCGTACTTCAGCTGGGAAATGCAAATCCGTCACGTACTCACGATTGAGCTTAAACATACCGTCCATAAGTTCAAGTGTGGTTGTGTTGCGGTTTCGGTCAATCTCAATATCGTTGATGAAGTATTCCCCCATCTTGACCCACTGGTAGGTATCCCCAACCAGTAGACCAATCTCAGGGTGCAGGGTATCCAGCTTATTGAACGTGGTAATGATACTGGTAAAGGTAATTTTACCGCTACCAGCGCAGGTTCCACCAGGCTTATAAGTATCGCCCTTGATGTAGCCATACTCAAAACTAGCCTCTTTGATATCCCGTGAAGCATATTCACCAACACGAATAGCCAGCGTCCTTTCCTTGGCAAACATGGCTCTGTCAAATTGTCGTCTAGTTAAAGCGTCCATTTTCTTACCTCTCTACCAGATTAAATTTAGCGCCAGACCAAGGTTTAAGCTTCTCAGTAAAGGTATAGCTAGGAGCTGTCCTATCACCGACATAGAAAGTCTTTGTGACTTGGCCATCCATGGGGTCTGGATAAGATACCTCAAAAAATTTAGATGATACAGCATGTAAAAGCTGACTTATTTCTCCCTGAGTCATCATACCCCATTCACAGTCTAGTTTGCGTTTGGTCGTGATACGGTCACGCACCATGTCGCCATTGGCATTACGCCCTGTCTCTCCATCGATATCTTGAATACCGACTTGAAAAGATTTGGGAGGCTTCACAGCCACCCCATTGATTGTCAATTGTGCCATTTAACCTCCTAAATCTTGAGCAAGGTTTGACCTGCTCGTTCATGTTCCTTGTTGATTTCTTGGATAGCTACCCGTCCGAACTCATGGCCTGCGATTTGAATAACGATGTCGCCGTCGCTAGAAAAACCACCTTGTGGACTAATACCAGCCATGGCATTTACTACCGCACTGCTGACTACTCGTCCAAGTGTTTGGATAAATCCTGTATTTTCAAGTGGTACGACCGCCTCTTTACCAGCTTCACCAATCATGGCGATTGTTGGACTATCGACGATACCACCACGGGCAAGACGAGGGAGGCTAACTGTGCTTACACTACCAACCCATCCTAGACCAGGTAAGTTTCTGACAACGCCTAAAACTCCATTAATCATTCCGATGAAGCCATTGACTACATTTTCAATCGTTCCAAGAACCGCATTGACCGCACTCTTAAACGCTCCACCTACAGCGCTACCAACCTTTTGTCCAGCATTGACAAATATGCTTTGAACCGTTGACCATACACCGCTGAAGAAGCCACCAATTGAACTAAACGCGTTCTTGACTGCATTATAAGCACTAGTAAACATATTCCCAAACCAAGAAGATACATTCGCAAGAACACTTGTAACATCTGCCCATCTCTCGCCAAACCATAAACCTAGTTTGCTAAAGATGTTTGTTAGACCAGTCCATGCTTTTTGGAATATGTCAGTAAACCATGCCCCGATATTAGCCAAAGCACTAGTCACATCTGCCCAACGTTGTCCAAACCATGAGCCGATTGGAGTGAAGATATTAACGATAGCGTCCCATGCACCTTGGAATACACCAGAGAACCACTCTCCGATACCAGAGAAGATGTTGACAATGGCATCCCATGCTTGCTGGAACTTCTCGCCAAACCATTGACCTATCGGCTCAAAGATTTCTTGTAGTTTTGTCCATAGACCACTGAAAAATTCGCCAATAGCTCGACAAATACCACTAATAAAATCACATAGTCCTTGCCATGCAGTTTTAGCAAACTCAACAACAGTGTCCCAGTTTTGGTAGAGCAAGACACCGATAGCAATCAAAGCTGCGATTGCTGCAATAATCCATGTTATTGGACTTGTCAAAACTGCTAACGCTGCATTAAAAGCCCATGTTGCAGCTGTAGCGACTCCTGCTGCAACAGAATGTGCAAATTCCGCCGCGGTTGCTAATCCCATTTTCGCTGCATGAGCAGTCCATGCTAGAGCTGATTTACCAAGTTCTAAAGCAGTTTTTCCTAGCTGTGCAATTGTTTTACCTGAATTGACCACAAAATCTTTTGCATATAAGGTGTTCAAATAGATTGTTTCACCAAAACTGACCAACTTATCAAATGTCAATGCTTTAATAGCAAGACCTAGATTCTTAATCCCTCCAACAATCAAAGAGACCTTACTACCTAACAAGCTGAATGCTCCTGCAAGTCCCCCGGCTTGTTCAGCCCATGATAAGAAATTAATCGTTTGCCAAGTTGTTATCAAAGCCAAGATAGGTTCTTTGTTTTCTTTACACCAGTCAGAAAAAACGGTGAAACCATCTGCCACTAACTTAATAGCATCCGCCAATAGTCCCAAAGTGGCTAAAAGGCCACCTCCTAATAAATCTGAAATTCCTTCAATACTAACACCGAATACTCCTGATAAAAACTCAGCAAAAGGTTGCCAAGAATTCTCCCAGAGGATTTGTATGATATCAATCAGTCCGTTAAAAGCATTAGCAATAGAGTTAATAGCAGGGGCTACATGTTCATCATAAACACGACTTAAGCCATCGCCAAATTTGTTAACAGACCTTTCAATGCTCTCAAATACAGGCGCAACAGTATCTAATAAACTTTGGAAGACTGATGAAATTTTAGGAGCGCTTGTCACAACGACTTTTTCAAAACCTTTAAACAAACTTCCTGCTAATTTACTACCAACTTCAACAATGGTAGATGTCAAACTCAACAGAGTTGACACAATAGCGCTACCGATACGAACCGCACCAGTTGAGGTAATGACGTCGTAGAAAGTACTAGAAAAGTCCTGAGCGATGTTTCCTACTGCCTCGGAAATGTTACCAATATTATCAAACAAAGCGACTAGCGCCCTGGTAATGCGTTCTTTTTGCCTTCCAAGGCCATTTGCAATACTTTCGGCAAGGAAAACACCGATACCTAGCCCGATAGTTGTTATTGAGCCTGTCACTTGCCCTAAAGCATAAGCAATTTTCTCAGCCATTCGGTTAAAGGCATTCACAACCCTTGGGTCAGTGGCGATTTCTCCCATTGTCTTAGCTATTTGGTCTAAGGCAGTCTTAATGCGTTCTATACCTTCTGGTCTAAATGCTGCATCAAAACCTTTCTTGAAGAGGTCAAACAACCCTTTGAGCTTATCTCCAAGACCATCAAAAATGCTCTTGAATTTGTTGTCCATGTCGGTCAACTCGACTTCTGGCAAGATGTCTTTGAAAGGTCCGCCACCGCCTCCCTTTCCTTTACCACCTTTGCCACCGCCTCCAGACCCGCCTGCGTCGTCATCTTTTGGTTTTTGCAAGATGTTAATCTCATCAAATCCCAAAAGACCTAGCAACTCTTTAGCGGCCTTCTTAGCGTTTTTGGCGGAGTCTCCAAGATTGTCAGCAAGTCCTCCTGCTGAATCTCCAGCGTCGTCTACTGCGTCAGCAAGGTCTCCTGCTCCGCCTGCAGCATCCTTCATGGCGTTACCCATGTCTCCAACTGCTCCACCAACACCATCTTTCACTGTTGCTTTCTTGTTGAACATCAAAGCGATAAACTCAGCGAGTTTAGCAGTAACGTTCTTTAAGACCATAGCAAAAGAGTTCAAGACAGGCATAATGGCATTGATAATCGGTAACATAGAGTTACCAAGGTTCAATGCTGCGTCCTTCATCAGCGACTTAAATAGGCTGATACGACCATTTACAGAATTAGACAAGGTATCCCCATACTTGGCTGTAGCCTGTTCCAGAATAGCCATAAGGCGGATTTGTTGCTGGGTTTGGTAATCCAACTGTTGCCAGCTCTGTCCGTTTGCGAACTTCTTAAAGGCTTCAGTGGACTCAATCATAGCCACGTTGACGTTGATTCCTAGGTCCTCAATCGCTTCGGTGTTCCCTAGTAAACCTGAGCGAATCCGCTCCATAACGTCTGTAATCGTGCGCCCTGAACCTTCAGCAACAACTGCCGATGTCTGCAACATCTTAGCGGTATAGGCGCTTAGCTTGTTGGTATCTTTGATAAATCCAGAAAATAAGTTTGAGTAGACTGCACCGTAGTTGGTAGCCTCACCCACACCCATATTCATAGCGTTGGCATTATCGTTAACCCATTTTAAGAAAGATTGCGAACTCTCGCCCATCTGTCGCTTGATTTGGTTCATAGACGCTGATACTTCAAGAGCCGTCTGCGTTGAATACATCCCAACATCAAGTAATTTCTTACCAAGGATTGCAAAACCAGCGAACTTAGCCAGCTTGCCAAACGCACTACCGATTGAGCTCGACTGTTCACGAACTTTGGCAGTAGCATTTTTCACTTGGTCAGATGTTCCTTTGACCTGATTCTCGACTTCTTTCATCTTCTTCCTGAAAGGCGCTATCTCAGCGTCAATCATGACTTTCAATTCATCAAGAGTTGCCATTTACTTCCTCCTTCCTTTTTCGATTATGTCTCTCTGCAAATTCACGCATCCGTTCCTTATGCAACAAAAGTGCTTGTTTCTGTCGTTCCTGTTCTACTGCTTGTTGTTCTTCTACAAACAACTCAGGCGCATATTCCCAGAACTCAAAGGCCTTGGCATCTTTGGATAACAATAAAGAAACGTGGTTGGATATCATCTGCGAAAGTCTGTATGAGTCAATAATCTTTTCTTTACGCTCTTGGATTTTGACACGGTTATAGCTTTCAATCATTTCTCTGATTTCAAGTACCGTCAAATCCCAAAAATCAAGAGGCTTGCCCCCGATGTCCAAAAACATAGGATAAAGCCTCTCAATAATCTGAGTTACCGTTAAGATTACTTGTCTACTGTCATTTTCTTCTTGGAAGTTTTCTTGTCCTTGCTTCCTCGTGGAGTAAAACCCGATACTTCAAAGAGTGGCATCAACACCTCTGTCATGAAGGTTGTTTGGTCTCCGCCATTGTCCACGTATTCATCGTATAAATCATAGACATCCTCAAGAGAATACCCATGTTCATACTGCTGCAAGGCTCCGTGAACTAACAACAACATAACTTTCAAAGGCGGTAAAGTGAACTCTTCGCCAGCTTCAGGCATGAAAATCTTCAGCAAGTTCATGCCGATTTTTTCTTCCACAGTTGCAGCTTGATGAGATGTCAAACGTAGCTTCAACTCTTTTTCGTCAGTAACTTTCCAAGTTGTGTATTTTAACGCCATTTAATTAACCTCCAATACCATCAGTAAATGTAAGATTAGACTGCAAGGCAATCTTAAGTGTGAAATCGATAACGGCATTGACACCGCCACCGCCAAGCTTAACAGATACTTGGCCTTCAAAAATGACCTTAGTACCGTCTGGATAAGCTTGTTCAAAGTAGAGTTTCTTCTTGTCGTCTGCTGCCTTACGCAATACACGATAAGGAGCAGTTGCGCTTGAATTATTATAAGAGAACTTGTACTCAAGTTCTCCTATGTCCCCAATACCAAACTCGTACTTCTTCACCGTATCTTCAAGAGTAGTATTTTCTACTTTTTCGAGTTCAATACCAAACTCTGGTACTTCTTTCAATCCAACAAGTTTAGTATAGCTATCTTTTGTTTCGCCATAAGAAAGCGTAATTCCATTTGCTAACATGTTTAATTCTCCATTCTAAATTGAAAAACAAGCTCTGAGTGTAAGTCGACGATACCTTCAAAACGCATGACCTTATGTCTCAAATGAGACGGGTCTGGCACGTCTTGGCAGTCAGTTCTTCGCAAACCTAAAGACTCAAAAATCTGATTGATTTTAACAGCTAACTCACTAGTGCTAGTATCATCAAAGATATCCACCTTGTAGCGGATAGAGGATTTTTGTTCCTGGTCATCAAACCAATCACCCGGCTTGTTTTGTTCTTCCAAAAAAATAACGACTGGGAAAGTCTCCCAATCGCTAGGATAAGTATCGGTCACATTATCTGCAACCTTTTGCAATTCTTTATAAATAACAGGCTTGATATTAATCATTTTATTTGTTCTCTTATCTTTCTACGGACATAATTCGAAATATTCTTAGACACACGCTCTTGATTGTCTCTCAAAGCTGGATAAAGATAAGGCTGGGCAGGTTGACCATACATCTTGTAGAACTCCCCGATTTTTTGAAAGTGGTACGGTCCTACATTGATTTGGTCTTCATGTACATACCACGGACTAGACTTGTAAGTCACGCTGACCTCTGGAGAAATACCAGAATGGCTAGCTTGTCCTATTGGTCCCGTTCCAAACTCAACATAAGGAGCGTATTTAAGGTTGGTGTAAACTTCGCCTATAGCCTTATCTCCGTCCATTTTTGCCCTAGTTTTGATACTAGTTATAAGCTCTCCATCTCTCGCTGGTGCGAGTCTTCTTGCATCTGCTTGGACAACCTTTATAGTAGCATTGTGCACCGCACGTAAGACGATATCCTCGCCAGTTTTTTTACTAGCCAATCGTCTACATTTAGCTATAAGCCTATCTGCCCCTAGTAGCCCTGACACGCTCTAACTCCAAAACTTGATGATGTGTGTAGACCTTTTTAGAAATAACCCTATGAGTCACTTCCGTCTGACTATCGATACACACACCATCTTTTACTTTGATAGTAGCTGACTTGTTGGCATTTGCGTTCAAAATATCATTGACACGCTCGCCATACAATTCAGATTGTAGCTTGCTACTAGCTGGCCACAATTCAAGGCGGACTGTCTCAGCTTCCTTGGCATACCCTTCTTTCGCGACACCTTCCTCAGTGACAGTCTTTTCAAACCGTCGCATTGGATAAGGTTTCAGTCTACTCTGCTTCAAAAACATGACCTGCCACCCTTGCTAGCCTGTGCATGCGTATTCGCTGTAGAAGATCCGTAGACAGGCCGTTTTCTCCGTAGACTACTGCTATACCACCCTCGGTTCTAGAATGCTCTCCTTCCGCTCCTGAGCGGTTGTGGAGTTCGATAGCAACCTCAGGTATTAAAAGACTTAAAGCAGGTGTCAAAGATGTGCGATTAGTCTCTGACAAGATAAGATTTGTAGCCCTTGTTTGGAGCAACATGAGAAGCTGAGTATCTTCTTCGCCTGTTAATTTCTTCAGCAACTCTATAGACATATCAATCCTCTTCTAAGAACTCAGGTTTAGGAAAGATTTCCTCAAGAACATCTGAGATAGCGACACCGTTGCTGGCAATATTGTCAGCCAGCTCAGCATAGCGCTCCTCAGTAATCTCAAGTTCCTCTCCTGCCAGTCGTTTCACATTTGATTCCCAATCATAGAAATCTTGTTTGATTTTAAATTTCATAACTCGGACCTATTTCTTACCAGTTTTTTCTTTCCAGTTAGTTGTATCTGTGTCTGGTGCGGTTGATGAATTAGAAATATCCTTAACCGCTACATAGACTTTATCGGCATGAGTAACTGTGTCACCTTCTTTGTAGGTTGTTCCAGTTTTCCACGCTTTAGCACGGTTTACAACTTTACCTTGAGTAGATGGTTTAGCAGCAGGCTTAGAATCTGCAATTGTGATGATGTATTTCTTGAAGTGTTCAAGAACAAATGCACCAGTGTAAAGCAATTGCTCTACCAATTCGCCAAATCGCCCTGGAATGTTATCGTTGTACTTAGTATTATCTACTTGTACTGGAGATGTAACAACACCTGGAGCAGTAGCAAGGGCATTAACACCTTTCAGGAATTTAGAAGGAACCTTATAGACTGTGTAATCATCCAATTCACCAACATATCCTTTTCCAAGGACTTTCTTATCTGCGTCACCATGTGGTAGACGAACGATTTCAGACTTGATCGCTTTGTAGAAACTTGGAGTGACGAAGAGCAAGCGTTCTTTTGTAATTCCAAGCTCATCAAGTTTCTCAGACACATCAAGAACCGCATTATAAGCGTTGTTCGCTCCTGCTGTTTTACCCATGGCAACATTGTCACTTACGTTTCCAAGTGCTGCACCAAAACGTAGTTCATCAAGATATGGAGCGACTACTTCTGCAGCCTGACGGGCAATAACATAATTGATATTCACTTGACCATTAGAGTCACGTTCGTCCAATTGATCTACGAAACGACCCCAGTATTTTTCTTCATCAAGGGTATAAACCTTTTCTTCAACTTCAACGTGATCAAATTCGTTGTCTTTGTTACGTTTGTAGTCTTTCAACTCTGTTGTGTTACCAGTTGCTACTGTAAAAGAGCGACCTTGCAAGGTTACTGCATCGCTTGATGTCACAAGTGGTGTTGAATATGAATTTACTGCAAGTACATCCTCAATAATCCCAAGATGTTTCTTGCGTGATTCTGCTGTGTTTAATTCTTCAAATGCCATTTATTTTTCCTCTTTTCTTTTATTACAAGAAGTCTTTACGCCATTTTTCCGTGACTTCTTGCTGGACTGTTTGTGCATTTTTGATAGGTGCACTACCTTTCATACGTTCAGAAACTCCCTTCTGAACTGACTCTTCCCATGCTTTTTGTATAGAGGTAATAGATTCAGATACCGTCTCTGCGCTTGTCAAATCAACTACATTTACTAACTCAACAGGTAAGTCACGTTCACTTAGCATTGCTTTAGCTTCTGCGGTCAATTCCTTGCGAGCAATAGCCTTCTCACGGTCAGCTAGTTCTTGCTCACGCTGATCCAACTGATATTTCTGTTTCTCGTCAGCGTTCATCTTGGCAAGTTTCTTGGCTTCGTTTTCCTTGGCTTCTTGCTCAGCTTCCCATTTAGAGCGTTCGGCAGATAGCATCTTACCGATTTCAGCACGAGTGAAAGTTCGTTCGTGCTTTTCTTCCTGCACTGAATCAACATTTCCTTGAGTGTCGACAGTCTCAGTTGATTCAGTAGATACAGTTGCATTGATTTCTTCTGACATAATTGTCCTCCAGCGATTACGTCGCCACTCGATAATCTCGCTTTACGTCCGGCGACGGAACAGTACAGCTTTTAATGTCATCGGTACAGTTTGGACAATATAAAAACCGTACGGGATTCCATACGGTTAGGGCATAAGAAAACCGCCTCGATTTCGATGCGGTTTATAGCAGTCTATTCCTGCAAGTCAAGATGTTGGATCACCTCCTAATCTTTAATGGCACGATTTGAAACTTTGGTGTAAACATCCACATAAGTCTCTTTCTTGTCTCCGTTATGCGTGATTTCTGCATAATTTCCACAAGGTTCGCTTGATGTAATTGCGTTCGTACTAACAAGAGCTTTCCAGTTTTGCAGGGTCTTGCTAAACCAAACTACAAAGCAGTCTTCTGCTTTGATTTCACGACCTGATAAGCGTGAAAATTCTTGCGATGCCAATTGTTTTGCTTTTTCTAACATTTTATTCCTCCGTTTTTTCATATGTTTCTGCAAAAATATCCAGCTTGCATGGATAATATTCTCCTTGCACGCCTTTGATAATATAATCCCCTTTTTTAGCTACCATATCACCTTCAAGTGTAGCAATCCATATATTCCCAAGTGCATCAAACCAAATCTTATTTTCTGCAAAGTCAATTACCTCTTTATGGTTATTGCCGTTCCACTGCACAGCCTCGACCACTACTGGTTTTTTACGGTATTTCATTCCTCACTCCTTTCTGGGTACGAAAAAAGCACTTAGATCTCTCTAGGTGCTTAAGTAGTGAATTGCATTTTTATATTTTTTAACACGCTCGTAGTCTGTATTGGTAACAGATTTCAAACGTGATAAATCTGAGTTGTGTTTCAAATCTGCAAGTTTTACAATTCTTGCTAAATTATTTGATTTCACTTTTTCAAGATATTCTTGATAACTTTGACCTTTTTTCTTTGTCAAAATTTGTACCGCTGTAACAACTTCATTTGACAAACCCGACGCCAATAAATCATCAGCAGTTACATCACTATCCTCAATCACATCATGCAAGAGAGCAACAGCTTTTTCTTGTTCGGTTTTGACTTGGCTGGCCACATAGAGAGGATGTTGTATGTAATCAATACCTGCTTTATCCACCTGCCCTGCATGTGCTTTTTTAGCGATAGCTAAGGCAATATCAATCATGCTGCTACCATCCTGCCGATATAAGCAAATGCATCCTTTTCTGGAATTTCTTCGAAATCCGTGAAGTCATTGAAAAAGATTTTATTAAACCAATCAATGCTATCAACCCACTTTTTGTCGATGTCAAAAACTTGCATGACACCATCAATTAAACGAAGTACTTGAGGATTGTTCGTCGTTGTGTGGTAGTATTTAATATCTTTCATATCACTTCACCCTCTCTATATTTTTAGGAATCTCAAGCTCATTACTTAAATCAAGCATTTCTTTAAATAATTTCATGCGCTCTCGATCAGATGTACTTGTATCACGATACTTCTCATAAAGCTCATGTAATGGACCATTCTTTAAATCAAAACTTTCCTGAGTATGATACTGCATTTCAAAGTTGATACCATCTTTTTCAACGACTGTATTCACACCTTTATATGGTCCATCTATTAGCCAAGTATTTTTTACTTTAACAACTTTATAACCCTCTGCAATAAGCTCCTGTTTCATCTTTAAATACTCTTTTGCGAAAGTATCAGGATCGAAAATAGTTGTATACCGCAAAGCATCGTTAATTTTACTTGTAGCCTTTGATAAACTTATATTTTCAGCTTGGCTATCTGTTGTAATTTTACGAGCTAATGACTCAGCTGTTTTCTTCCGAAATTCAAGACCAGCGAGTTTATTTTCACCAGCAATACGTTGCATATCGCTTGTGATTTTTGGCTCGGCTTTCGAAATCTTGGACAACAGTTGCTCACTATAGAATCTTGCTTTAGTTTCCCTTGTACCTTGATTATACCCCTTTTGTTTTCTTTTCGCAACATATTCGCTATACCACTCTTTATAAGTCATATCGGCAGGCACGTACTCAACTTTACCTGTCTCTGGATTCCTTGCTCTGCGCTTCAACTTGCTGTAGTCTGCGTCCTCATCGTATCCGACAGTAGTAGACCTACACCAAGGGTGCATAGGCGGACAATTGACACCAGGGACAGCCTTATCCCTATCATAGACCTGATTGTCATGCTCCTGACAAATGCGTGATGTACGCTTGTCTAAGACGGCCACAAAGATATACTTCTCTATATCCGCTTCCTCATAGCTGAGTAGCTCCATCTGGTTATGAAAAAAGGCGGATTCTGTTCGAACCAAACGCCTTGCATCGTTCTGACCTACATTGAACCTCTCAGCAATTGCTTGTGCAGTTTCTCGTGTATCTCTGCCTGTCATGAGGCTAATGAGGAGTTCATCTTTTATGCTGGAAGTAAGTTTTCCTGTATTCTTCCAGATGTCTGTTGAGTACGTACTTCCATCTCCTACCCAACTAAAAGACTGTAGATGTTTAATCTCGTTCTCAGGAAGCCCAGAAAAGCCATATGCTAGTCCTGTCTGCTGTTGTAGGTCAAAGGTAGCCTTGTAGTAACTATCCTTCATCAGGTCGCTATAAAAGGCAGCTGAGCCTGTCTTCTCCGAATGATAGATAGATTCACGCATACGATCTAAATCGTCGCTCAAACGCTCTAGGCGCTTCATGCGGAAAGAATAAGCTGGGCTGTCTAAGTCAGCTAGTAATCTTTGGATGTTCGGGTCATTCGGTCTCGCTTCAAGTACTTTACGAAGTTCATTCAGATTTTTCTTGTCTTTCATGTTCTTCAAGACTTGTCTAGCTTCTACCTGACTTAGACCATAATCACGTTGGAATTTATCGAAAATCTTATTGATTTCCTTATCCAAGTAAGTCTTAGCTTCCTGATAGACCTTATCGAACTGGTCTGCCTGCTTTTCGGCCTTGTCCATCTGCTGGTAAATCAGATTGGCTTTCCTCTTCGCCCAATACTCCTGATTCTTCATCCTCTACCTCGTCTTCGGGTTTCGTGTTTTCTTGGTTGAACATCGGCATGTCTTCCATGTTCTTCTTTTTTTCTTCTTCCAAGGCTTCCAGTTCAGCGTCAGGGTCTTCCACAAACGGCAAGAGAGAAATAAGCTGCCTATTGGTCACTTTACCTTCCAAATTGTTCACAATCTGAGAGATTTCCAGCAAGTTTTTAGGCAAACCACGGCTGAATTGTGGAACGATTGAATGAGACTCTAGTGCAATCTGTTTCATACCCAAGTAATGAGCAAAAATCGCAATACGCTGACGCAATCCTCGCTTATAGTTCGCTTCCTTGGTCTTAGTAATCATCTCAAGGCCCATCAGCTTAAATTCCATGGCTACGCCTGATGTATTCCCTGCGAAATTCTCATCAGTCAAATTAGGCACATGGCTAAATGTGTAGATGTCCTCTTTAAGAGCTGTACGCAAGATTTCAGTAGCACTTTCGTCCAACGTGTTCTTCAAGAACTCAGCTCTTGCACTATCGCCCGGTAATTCCAAAAGACCTTCTTCAGAAAGAATCTTCATCGCTACCTTAGCATCTTCTGGTGTGTCTGCTAACTGCGTGCCATACAAGACAAGTATAGACTCTACAGCCTGTTCCTTATCATTGACACGATTCCCCATCAAGGAATTATAAGCGTCTATCAAGCTAATTTGTTGCTCATAGTCACCAATTGCAAAGTGATTGTTGCGATACTCGATAATTGGGATTTGACCAAGGTTGTGAGGTGTTGCCTCCTCGCTCTGAGTTGTTCCTGAATCTGTACTTCTCAGCACCATGTGATAGTGCAGATTTTCGGTAAAGACCTCAGCCTGGTGCTTGGTAGTGTCTTTCGTATCGTCTTTTACTTCATAGTAATAGACCGCAAACAAAGGCTTCCGCTCAATACTATCATCGTAGACCATGAAAGTATTCTCCGGATCAATACTAGTTGAATCCAACTCAGCCATACCCTCTTTAGCATAGATGTACTCGTAAGCACGACCATAGATAGCCATGTTCAAAGCATTCTGAGCATCTACTTGGTCAATCTCAGCACCATCAAAGGCTGTAAGTAGTTCATCGATATCACCGTCAGCAGTATTGTTATACTTGATAGGATTGCCCATAAAATAGCCCGTAGCCGTGTCTGCGATATCCTTGGCATGATTGGCTACCGTCTTGTAATTGGGTGCGTTCACATTGCGTCTCTTGTGTTCTAAGATAGCATGCTCACCCAAATAGTAGCTTTTAAGCTTCTTCAAATGTGAGCTTTCAGTGTTATGCATCGTTATCAATTTGTAAATCAGGTCTTTCTTCAAAGAACCCTCATCATATCCATCCCGTGGATAGGTTAAATATTGGTACATGTCTTTCCTCTCTATAGACCATAATCAGAACGTCTGCGGACGGTTGCTTTCCCACCTTCGATACATTGAAGGCTGTAACGCAAAGCGTCCATCAAGTGGTTGTTTTTATCCTCTGGTTTATTCAACCAGTTGCCTTCTTTATCTCGCTGGTAGCAGTAACTATAAAATTCATCCATGATGTTTTTACAATCTGGATGCACATAAATAGCGTATCCTTGCAATTTGGATACGCCTGCCATAATACTATCCTTACCTTTCCGACTCTCTTTTATTCTAGATATGCCATGTTCTGACCTGAGCTCTTCAATCAGCCGTGACTCTGCGCTATCAGCAATGATTTGTGAGCGATGATAACCTTTGTCTTTTATCATCTTCGCAACTTCTTTGGTTATCAATCCGACTTTATACGCCTCATCAAAGACATAAATCTCTTTCGTCGTGTCATTTATCAACGAACAACACAAAGCGGTTGGATCGTGAGTAAAACCAAAGTCAAGACCGATACATAACTTATTAGCTGAATCTCGTAGCAATTCATCCTTATCGAAATCCTTGACGGTCACGTTCTCATAGATTAAACCTTCAGCAACTCCCCATTCACCATCACAAACGATTCTAGCACGTCTGGGGTTCGTATGATACAAATCCTCATAGCGTTTGATATCGACTCCATCAAGCCACTCATTGCATTTATAAGTGGTTGTAGTAGCGAATGTGTCAGCCCGTCTCGTCTCTTCATCGAAGAATACACGCTTGAGCCAATGCCTCTCATTCCACGGGTTAAATGTGACTGTGATTTGTTTAAAGAAATCAGGTACATCTAAGCTACCACGGATAGACTCAACAACCGTGCTGAACTTGTCTTCAGTCTCGATTTGGTACGCTTCCTCGAACCATGCCCAACAAAGACTACCGATATCGACTGTAATAGATGTAATTTTGAGTTCATCATCCAAACCACGGAATAGGATTTTTTGACCAGTCGCTTTTATGGTTATTTCAGGCAAAGACTCGTTAAATTTAAACAAATGAGTCACACCCAACACATTACACGCCCATTTAAAATCCGTATAAGTTGATTGCTTGTTGGTATTCGAGTATCTACGAATAACAAGCAAGTTGGCCCAGGGATACTTCAAAAGACGGATAACATAATTCAAAGCGGTTGTCTTGGACTTCTTCGAACCACGGGAACCTTTTACAACACGATAAAGATTTCTTGAGCGCCAGAACTGTCCGTATCCAGCTCCTACTGTCTTAGGTAGGTCGATTACAATATCACTTTGTTTAATCTGGTATGTCTGACTCATTTGCAAACACCACCGTCCCAGAAACGTCTGCCTCTACTTTGTCTGTCCAAAGCCTATGACGTTTTCCTAATAGTTCGGCTGCCTTGATTCTGTCTTTTGCTCCAACATTAATATCCGTAATCGTTTGACCCAATTCTCCGATGCTTATCAAAGTCTGTTCTTGTGTCTCTCCTCGCATTACCGAGGTTAGATAACTAAGGACTTCTTGCTGGTCTGCGATTTTTTCAGAATCAAGCTGTTTCAACCGTTCATCTATATAACTTTTAATCTTAGGATTCTTTAGTAACTTATGTCCTTCAACGCCTGCCACTCTATCACTAGAAACACGATAACCTGCTTTCTTATAGGCTTCCGTCGCATTACCTGAGATGATGTACTCATCTGCAAATCTCTTTTGTTTTATTCTCAATCCACTCAATTTTCCATCACCACCTTTCAAACAATCAAAAAAGCCACACGATGTGCGACCTTCTTGCAAGGCGACTACTACCTTGCGTGCGTATTAAATTTTGACTTCTTTTTTATTTTTTGTAGTCTTTAAAACCTCTGAGGGAATCAAACCCTCTAGCTTATAACTTATCCGGAATATAATTAGCTACGCAATCATGCGAGGTCCAGTCGCTTCCGCAACCATTTTTAAGTTAATGAGTGATAGGAGTTAATGAGTGATATGTGAATCCCCACCCAGAAGATTTAACTCATTCTGGGACACAAACACTCAAAGGAGAGGGGAGGACTTGAACCTCCAAGGCCATTACAGCCCCCTGACATTACAGGTAACCATCTACCAATTCTGATACCTCTCTTTTCAATTCTTGATACTACCATTCTAACAGATTTTTAGAACCGTGCTGTTCCAAAAAGTCCCATAAGCTCACTATGAGGTTAGATAACTTCTTCCAAAGCTAAGACCGCCTCATTTTTTAACCTGTAGTAGGTTGTACGACTCATATTCAAATCATAACAAACGCTATCAGCGGTGCCTTTGTTGATGTAAGTCATTCTTAATACTGCCCTGTACTTTGGATTTTTAAGCCTATTGATCATTCTACCTAATTCAAGTTTTCTGTTAATGACCTCTTTAGTATCCTGCTCTATAGCCTCTTTCATCACTACCAACTGAGTATAGACATCATCAACTTTTCTAGTCTGTCCACCTTGGACTTTAACCTCGGACCATTTAGGGCTTGAGAGCAAACCTGCCTCAAGCTCGTTAATTTCGTCTATACGGCTTTGGATGTCCATGTCCAGATCCTGCAACTCTTTCAAGAGCTCTTTAGCCTTGTTCACTCTCTGTCTCCTTTGTGATATAATAGTCTTTGCGAGAACTATTAGCTGAGGCAGAGAGTGTCTTGGCTTTTTTTAATGCTTAAATTCGTTGACCAGGTCCCGGATAAAGAACTTCCAATCAGATTCTCTAAACGTCAAGAAACGATCTGTAGTAAAATTTCTAAGTCTTTTATAGAAAAGCATCTTTAGTTGGATTGACTCACCAACACTCAGTAAAATACCGGGGAAGCGATGTACTGAATGCACTCTATTTCCGTATCCAGAAATATCTAAATGTATTAACGTTTCTGGATATATGCGCCCCATACTAGCTTCAACTCCGAACTCAACCTTAACTTCTTCTACAATTGGAACTTCGTTAAAAACTGGTCGTGCAGAAAATATTGGCGACGGCGTTTCTTGTTTTTTTCTTCTTCCTGAATATGGATATTTTTTGGGTCTCATTGTTTATCCCCTTCCTTATTCTCTAAAACGGCATCTTGTATAAAAGTATTACCAATTTCATGATGCCACACTCTAAATTTCGGTATCATACCAAATCCTCCTCTTAGTCACGATCTGTGACCTCCTTTTCTACAGTAATTGTAAATTCACGGTCATTTATGTTTAAAGGTAGAACGACCCCTATTTTTGAATCGTCTTTTAGCAAATCCAATACAATTTCTAAAACTTGCTTACCTAAAATCAATTGTGTCTCTAAAATATTTTGCTCATCTTCCATCACTCCACCTCCCCAATAATATCCAATACTTTCAAAAGTTTATCTACTGAATTTTGAGTGATAGAAATATGGTGTTCTCCTAAATTGTAAGGTGTTCTTAAAAACAAGATATTAGGGCCTAGACAGATGCGACTAATATCATCTATGTTGATAAGCTCATCTTCAGTATTTCCTCTATAACAAGATTGTATTTTAACAAATTTTGTCATTTATTCCACCTCCTCAATCTCAAACCCTTCACAATCAAACACCCAGCCGAAGTTTGCGTCTTCTAGTTCTTTACGGGTGTGGGAATATATAACATCGTCTAAACTAAAGCTTTTTGTAAAGAAATACCTTTTCAAAAGTTCTCCATAAACCAACATATTTTCTTTAATATTCCCTTTAATCTTTACCAGATACCGCTTCTCTTTTTCGACCTCATAGCCGTTAAGCCAAGCAAGACAGAATTTTTCGATGTTATTTTCGTAAAACCAATCAGGAACTTTCTTATCATAATGATCTTCAATTACTCTCATTGCACCGTAAACATGAAAATTGTTTTTCTTTTTAAATTCTATATATTCCGCCACACACTGCGGAACTATGACTTTTTCACGTTCAACCATACCCTCAATTTTACCTTGCTCGTAGCCCTCTCGCCATTTTGCACGGCTAAAATCCTGTTCAAATTCGCTCATGATAGCCTTTAACCAAACCTCTCTATCATGCAATGGCAATTCTCGCAATCGTGCTAGTATGTTCTTTACGTAGCGTGGAGCTTCATCTGCGTAACCTATTTCGGATTCGGCTAGCTGTTCAAAGATTTCTTTTACATCCTTCCACCAAACTACATAACCTTGAAAATTCCCAGTTATTGTTCTTCGTTCCTCTAATTTTTTAATCAATTCCTGCTTATTCATCTTAGTTTCCTCCATAAATCAAATAAACTGCAATAACTACCTGAGCCATGCTTGGCGAATAGCCAATCCAATCATCAAACTCCTTAGATTTTGGCAACCAATCCTTAGTAGCTCCCAAATCATAGTCTGTAGGCTTTTCATCAGCGAAGATGCATTCCATCGCTCCCATAAACGTCATACCATCTTCTGCCATTTCCCAAAAATAGTCCGCCCGGTCTTTCACCGCTTGTGGTAAATCTTGCTTGGGAGGTTGCGGCTTCCCGTCTTCTACCGTCCAGTTGTATACTTCATTAACTTTTTGCTTTAACTCTTCCATCATCTTCCAACTCCTCCGCTTTCCGTCTTAATTCTCATTATCTTCCTCCTCAATTTTAATAACGGCCCTACCGTTTGGGTGTCGTCTTTGGTGTGATGTGTAAGTGTAATACTTTAACATCCTTTCAGTAATTCCTGTCTCGCTACTGATCTGCGCTAATGTTCCAAGCGTAACAAACACATCACCTTGATATAATGCGTAGTCAGCCATCTGCTCCTCATTTCTTCAAATACTCAGGGATTTCATGACCTCAATCTCAACCTCTATCCGTGGATTTAGACTGTAGAACTTGCCTACATCATGTAGCGCTATCTGACCGTCGTCCTGGAAGACGATCCCTGACATGCTGTCATATAGCGCTTTTTCGTAGTTATCTATGTCAGGCTTTTTGCCTACTGGTATAATTTCATCCAGGAGGGCCTGTTGGTTCTTCTTGACTTTAGAAATGTACTGAGGAGGTTTGATATAAAATCTAAGCCGTGCCCTCAAAGCTCCCTCAAGGATAGGCTGACCCATGTACTGATTAGCAATGAGCAGCTGGCAATGATTGCGCCATGTTTTCATATCCTTGTCTTCGTAAGTTGTGGTAAAACTCCCACGTCTTGCAAACCTTGGCCGTGATTGAGGTTTAGGCTCAATGTTCAGGGTCAATTTCATTCAAGAGCCCCCTTAAATCCTGCCATCTCAAAGAGATTTTCTCTGTTTTCGTTTACGAACTCAAAGAATTTTTTAACCTCTTGTAGCGTCTTGATGTTGCTCTTGACCCGTGTTAATGAGGTGAAAAATACATCATTTTTGGGAATTGCCTTAACTTTGCACTTGTAGACCGGTTCAAAAAGGTCACCATTGTCATCTAGTGTAGGAGCCGTGTCTTTGTTATCAAAGCTAATGCTCATATCATAGTTTAGAGTCGTAACGACCTCTATTTTTTGTTTCTCAATGATGATAGCAATACGTTCTGTCACATTGATTTTACTTGCCATGTTCTTTCTCCTGTTAAAAAAGTGTCGTTTGCAAAGGGTACACATCTTCAAACGGTACTCCAAGTCTTAGACAGTCTCGTTTGATGTCCAGTGTAGAGATGACGTACTTGACGCCGTTGTTTTTCTTGTCATAGTGTGGAAAAGTGTACCCGTCATTTTCAATTTTGGTTTTAATGTCCGTTTTGGTTTCAGGTTTCCAATCCACCCAATCCGTCCACTCCATCTCATACCTCATCAAATAAACTTAATTGAGCGTTGTGGTTTTTTATCCGCTCCTCTGCTATACCAAAATAATATTCATCTATTTCAGTTCCTATAAAATGCCTATCCGTTTCTAACGCTGCTAATGCTGTCGTACCGCTTCCCATGAAACCATCAAAAACAGTATCCCCAACATCAGAATGTTTAACAATACATCGTTTTATCAATTCAATAGGTTTTTGATTTTGATGGAGTAGTTCATCTGAACTTACTCTCTTGAAATCCCAAACATCTGTCAGTCGCTCACCGTTGAATTTCTTCCGTCCTTTGTTTGCCAATATAATCATCTCGTACTGTTTTCCAAACTGCGCCTCTAAATCGCCAGCGGTATGATTATTTTTTCGCCATATAATAATATTTTTTACTGAAAAATACTTTTCAATTTCTTTTTTAAAAAAATCAACCTTGTCAAATGAACAGAATATATAAATAGCCGTATCATCTTTTAAAATTCGATAACACTCTTTTATATACTCTTTTATCAATTCAGGATTGTTATCATTTTTGATAACATTTGAAAATTTATGCTTTTCTTTCCGCCAATTTGTTTTATAATTTATCAAATAAGGCGGGTCTGTTACGATTAAATCAATTTTATTATCAGGAATTGTTTCCATAAATTCCAAGACATCTTTTTTTATAATCTTATCTATTTCCACTAACTGTCCCTCCTAAAACGGCAAACCGTCATTTGGGAGGTCAAAGGGGTTAGGATCGGTAAAAGGTGAGCTATTCCCATTTTGGAAACTGTTGCCTTGTCCGTGCTGACTGTTGCGACTCTCTAGCAGAGCTACACTCTCAGCGATTACTTCAGTCACATATCGACGCTGACCGTCTTTCTCGTAAGACCTAACTTGTAAGCGCCCAATGATCCCAATAAGTGAGCCCTTGCTGCAATACTGAGCAATGATGTCAGCTGTACCTCTCCAAGCTTTAAAATTGATAAAATCAGCCTCACGCTCTCCATTTTCGTTTTTGAAATTGCGATTGACTGCAAGCGTGCCCTGCAAGCTAGATACATTGTTAGGCGTTTTTCGTAGATCAGGAGGCGCTACAAGCCTCCCAACCAGTGTGACGTTATTGATCATCTTTCTTTTCCTTTCTTGCTGCACGTTCCCCGACTAAATAGCCGAGAAATAACCACAGAATAGCCATTCCAACTTCTTTAACAGGCACCCCATATTCAGCCAATTCTTCTGAAATTTTTTCAATTTCTGTCATACTTACCACCCACATTGTTCATTTAGCTCAGCCTGAGTTAATGGCTCGATACGTTGATAACCCCTGACTTGATAGTTCTTTTTAAAATCAAATCCGAGTTGACTTAGACCAGCCTTGAAACGGTCTTTTTCGGCTGTGTCTACAAAATACACCTCTAAAGTCATTTTTTGGGCATATCGTTTTAGGTCATTTTCAGCCCCTCTAAGAGCGTTAGGCTCATTTTGGAGGATTTGTCCACCGTCCAAGATTTTGCCCGTTTCTGGGTCAAAATTTGGGGTTTCCGTTGATTTTGGAGCCTGTTCTTGCTGTTTGGTTTGTTGGGCTGCTAAAAGTTCCTGACTTTCTCGCTCTGCTCGTTCTTGAGCCTGTCTGATTTCTTCCTTTTGCTTTTCAAACTCATAATCAGCTTTGATTTGTCCAAAGACTTCAGCAAGAGTCAAGTCTTTCAGCTGTCTAATGTAAGGTGAGTCAGTCATGCCATACTCAGCACATAACCCTGAAATAGCTGACTTGGCTTTTTCAAATTCTTGTTGTTTCTGAAATTCAAATGTGACCATGTCATCAAGTGACTTCATAGTGGCTTTTTTAAGCGTCACGCCATCTGCCATAAAATCGCTAGCTTTGACATACTCAAGGGCCTTTTCATCAAAGAGACGAGGATCCAGCATGTACTCAGCTGATTTGTTGGCTAGGTAGCCTTTGACTGTGTCAATTCGGACAGCCTTTTGATGTTCTTCAAACTCTTTGACATCACCAGCAATTTTGGTAATGATGTCTTTTAGAGGCTGGATGGCATTCTTGACATACTTGTCAAATTCATCAGCTGGTTCAGATAAGACTTTCTTATTCCTGATCCGTTCATCAGAAACCTGCTTGTCTAATTTTCGTAGATCGGCAAGTGTCTGCTTGTCATCCTTGATAGTTGCAGCCGTAACCGTGTAATTTTGATACTTTGCTACAACCTCATTGATATTCTGCTCAAATTTCTCACGGTCAATGATTTCAACCTGTGCTTGTGTTACTTTTACCTGTAATTCTTGCATGTTGTCCTCCTAATATTCAAGTTCACCGTCTAGCAACTCGCCCTGGATTGGATCCTCATTTTGAGTAGGTTCAGGATCTGCATGATTTGCCTCTTGCTCTTTGTTGAATTGATCAATCTGAGCCATCTTGCGTGCTACGACATCCTCACGGCTCTCTTGAGGTGTGACGTCTTTGATTGCGTCAAATGTATCTCCACCATCGATGTCTGTATACATGTTCCCAAGTTCGTCAGGGAAAGCCTCTCTAAGAGTCTGCACTAGAGCTGTTTTTCTGATCATAGTGGCTGGCATTGATTTCCAAGTGCTCCGTGGATTGCCATTTCTGTCTGTTTTGACATACTCATTAAAGTCAACTGTGACCTTATATCTGTGTGAACGGTCTTTACGATAGACAACGGCCCAACCACCTATTAGAATGTCCTCAGGTAATTTAAGAGAGCCCTCAATCTCTATCATTTCTCCATTTCTCATGACAGTAATTCCAGCCTCAAAACCATCATATCCCTCACAACGTTCAGCACGTTTCATAAATGCCTCTTTTGAGACAATCAAGCTGAACTCTGTGCCGCTATTGTTTTGATAGGCTACAATGTAGACCTCGTTAGCAAATGGGTTAAGATTGCGACCTTTACACAAGGCTAGAGCCTGACCTACTTGTTTTTCAGTCAGTAGGTTTTGTGGGTCAAAATACTTTTTGATGTCTGCCCCAGTCAATAAACTTGGATCAGTAGTGATGTCACGTTTTATCTGTGTTGCTAATTGATTATTAGTCATCTTGTTTTCTCCTATGTGTTCATGTCAATTCTGCGTCTAGACTTACTATTTAAGTCATCTAATTCATTTTTGTAATCTTGAATAAGTTGCAAATTCCGGTCAATGAAGCGTTCTACAACTTGACCTAGAAGTTCTTGTGTTGTCACGCCTCTCAATTCAGCAAGAAGTCTGATATATTCTTTTTGTTTTTCAGAGATCTCTGCTCTTATGAACGACTTTCCTTTATTGGTCATCTGCGTCATTTTTTTCTCCTTTAGGCTAGCAATCTCCTACATAGATCCATTGACCAGCGCTGAAAATCCAATCAGCTGGGTCAAGTTCTTCTCGTTCTTCAGGCGGTTGCATTATATCTCTGTCATAATTAAACATGAGCATACACCTTCCCAAGCTCCAGAACTCGTTTCACATATCTAGCCTTGGATGTTAGCCCAAGATCCAGCAATTCGTTTTTTTCTTCATGATTGGCCAAAAGCCAGACACGGTTTTCAATTTCAATCTTTGTCATCTTCCTGCTCCACCTCTTCAATTTTCACTTCGCTATTTAGACGTTTCATGGCTTCATCTACCGACTTGCCGCCCAGGACGTCCTTGAGCATGTGGCTTACATCGTGCATTGTTTGAGCCTTCGCCTTGCTTCTTTCATCCTCTGGCATCAATCCGACATCTTGTAGAGCCAGAAAGGCTAAACTGACATCGTGCATTTCTTTCTGAAGCTGTTTGATTTTTTTGATTGTTTTTAGTGCTTTAAACATATTGTTCTCCCATCTGTTCTTTTTCTTTGTAGATTGCCAATTGTTGTTTCAGATCATAGATTTCTTGCTCACACATAAAGCGACGTTTGCGCTCTTCGAGAAGGTCCTCATTAAGCTCTACCGCTACTACTCTCCAATCAAGGCTCACTTCCTTGATGATTCCCTCGAGTCTGAGTTTTAACTTAGTAAGTGATTTCATTAAGCTACATCCTCCTTGTTAGATCGCTTGTTCATACCTAGAATGATGTCATAGTACGAATGACCAGCAGGGATGACATAGCCTGTCAAGTCTTCAATGACCGAACCATCTGCCATTATGTTTACAATTCTTGGTTTCCATTGCTCTTTTTTTCTCTTCATGTTATAATTCCCTTGAATAATTTTGTTGAGCGCCTGATTGCCGTCAGGTGCTTTTTTATTTTATGTCGTATAGACACTTCCATTCGTCGCATAATACGTCAGCTCATTCATCTTATTAGTGAACCGTTCGTCTGTCGTAATCAGCAACCTCTCTTTAAGCAGGGTTGATAGTCCGTAAAATTGGCTTTCAAACTGTTCAATAGCCTGCTTGCGTTCCTCAGTAGTCAGTTGCTGACAAGGAGCGTCTCGAAGCTGTGTCTTTGCTGAACTTAAAAGCATTCGTCTTCATATTTCCTTTCGTTATTCTGTCAACGAGACTCTGCTCGTAAAGTTCTTTGAGGTGCTTACCTTCAAAATTAGTTGTGATAATTGTATTCGTCCTGTTTTCAAGTATTTGATACAGGACTTTCTGCATCCAGTTATTGCCTTGTCTGATTTCGTTCCCAACACTCGACTCTTTGCCTAGGTCGTCCAAAATCAAGAAGTCAACGTTTTGCAGGAATTTCACGACTGAGCGTTGTTCCCACTTAGAGTCCTTGTATTGAAAAGCCTCTTGCATTCGAGAAAACAGCTCCATGGATGGCATATAGACTACCGATTTCCGAACTTGGAGCATTTGAAAGCTCTCGTTTAAGGTTTTAGCTATCCCGACGGCCAGATGGCTCTTGCCAACTCCAGGCGGTCCAGAGATAATCGTATTCCCTTCGTAGCGCTCTTTCACATAGTCAGCCGTGACTCGCTTAGCGAAATTGACTGCTTTAGCGTCCTGATTTGTATGGATTTCAAAATTTCCAACAGTCGCATTTTTCAAATCGTTTGGGATGATGCTCTCTTTCATAAAGAGAGAATATGATCTCGTATCTCTGATTTGAGCTTCAGCAATAGCTAACTGTTCGCTTGCGTTCTGGTTGATAGTCTTTTGAACACATTCAGGACAATAGGTCAGCGTGTTGCGAGTGCAAGGGTTGATAGACCGCCACATGTATACACCTTCGTGTTTTGGACATTGCTGTTTCAAAGTCTCAACCTGCAAGGCTCTTTCTTGCAACTCTTTGCTTGATACTACTTGCATGCGCACCCCCTAAAATCCAAGCCGTGGATCAAATCCATCATCGGATAATCTCAAGCGACCGTTCGACTTATTGTTTGACCGAGTAGGCTTCTGCCTGTTCTCTACCAGTTCAACAGTCGTTAAACCTTTCTGTTTCCAGTCTCTCAATATACTTTCAAGATATTTAAAGTAAGGCTTACCATTGCCCACACATTCCTTGATGGCTAACTTGATAACCTCTTTACTATGGTCTTGTAAGAAGTATTTCAAGTCCTCAATTTCAAATGGTGTCGGGTATCGTCCGAATTCTGAAAAAATCCAATCATGAACAATTCCTAAGTCGTTTTCTGCGGGGGCGTCCTCTATACTATATAGATTATTAGCACCCACCCCCTCTGGTTCAATCAGGTTGGTTATATAAGGGTGGTTATTATCAGGTTGGTTAGACTTAATATTTTTAAGTTCTTGAACTAAAATTTCTTTAGTTCCCCCCTTAATATTTTTAAGTTCTTGAACTAAAATTTCTTTAGTTCCCCCCTTAATATTTTTAAGTTCTTGAACTAAAATTTCTTTAGTTCTGATTTTCTGAGGATATAGCAAATTCGCCAATCTAACGCCCTGTCTTTTTTCTTTCAAAAGACCATGTTCTATCAGTTGCTTTTTTAATTTGATTACAACTGGCTCGCTTTTTTTTATCCACTTACCAATTTCTTCGTTAGTAGCTACAACGTACAGATATCCATCTTTATCAGTAAAATGTTGCTTATTTTTTCGAGATAATGAAACGCGATCGGTCAAAATACCATAAACCATAACAGCCAGCGGATCTAAATCTGAAAAATAATCATCTTCTAGCAGCCGATACGGGATTTTAAAGTATCTTTCGTGATTATCCATGTCTATCTCTGTAAAATATTGTTCATTCATACCTCTCCTAAACTATGATTTAATTCGTATTTTTTGCCTAAAAAAATAAAATCCTTTTCGACATTGTATAGTCGAGCAAGTTTGTCTAAAAGATCCATTGGAATTTTCGAACTATCATGCTCGTACTTCAACAGTGTTTGTTGATGAATATTAAGTTTGTCGGCAACTTCTTTTGCAGATAAATTATAATTTGTTCTTATTGCTCTCAATGTCATTTTCGGCACATTCCTACCTCCTTATTTTTCTATTTGTTCCTCGCAATTCTGCTATAATAAAAGCAGAAAGGAGGTAATGTTATGACTGATTATCAATTAGAAGCTTCTCTGATTGTCCTTGGCAAAGAGTACGAAAGAGCCAAGAAAGATGGTAAAGAAAGCTTCAGTATACATGTGTCGTTCTTTGATGGACTAGATACTAATTTCCATCTTCAAGAGTTTGCAAGACAATATCCCGTAAGGATTGTCCGTTCGAAGCCTTTCCAAATAACTTTTCTAATAAAGTAATATCATTTAGAGGGAAGGGATTGGTTTCAACTCTATCGTTAAACGTTAAAACAACTTCACAACTCTCTAGAAAACGATTCGTAAATTCCACTCGCTCTACTCCGTCCAAAAACATTCCATCGACGAATACAGCAGGGTGGGTTTTTCTTGCCGTCAGCAGCACATCGTGCTCTGATGTATTTATCGCAATCGTTTTTGTCATACCTTCGTCTCACTCTCTAGCGCCCTGAGTTCTATCTCATGGCTGACTTGTTTCAATAGCTTCTCACACGCTATTTTAGCTTCTCTGTACGTTGTGTTTTCGCTGATGAAGTAATCAGCAAGTTCGATGATTTTATCTTCCATGACCGTCTCCAAAAATCGGTCTTAAGACCGATGTAACCCCTTCAAAAACAGTATATATTTATATTATCCTTAACAAGAAAGGAGCTGATGCAAATTGGCAAAATTTTTGAAGGGGACTGTGGTTCAGTGATTCAGTTTGGCTAGGTAACCAACGCGTTTTTACTGCGAGTGTGACTGCACGGAGCCTGTCGCTGACTATAAGAGGGACTGCAGCTCTGCTTATAGCGGGACTGACAGATAACTACCGAGCGACACTCAAAGACTAGCCAAACCACGTTGATTGCAGTGCTGGACGCATGACCAGCGAAGTTTCAACCAGTTGCTTTACACCGACTGTGAAACCTTATCAAAGTGTGCAAGTCTTGACCTAGTGTAAAGTAGGTTAAGACTTTTTTTATTGCTCAGGAACTTGTGAATCGTTCAAAGAAATCTTAGAATCTAGTTCGTCCACTTTCTCAGCAATATATGTCACGGTCCTCAATATCTCATTGAGGGCTGTTCTTTCTAATTCGTCCATCTTTCTTCTCCTTTCTTTTTCTTTTGCTCTATGAGCAACAACCTGCCAAGGATTCGAACCTTGGTGATACCAATCAGGCTACATTCATTTTGTCCTGCATTCCTACAAATGCTGCATCGAAACGAATATCATCGATTTCATCTTGAGTAAAACCAGAATCGAGAAGGTAACGCTCTTGGCACTCGATCTCTTCTGCTAACTCTGTCCATCCGAAAGCGAACTGACGGCAGTTAGTACAGAAAGCTTCAAGTTTGCTATAGAGGAAAATTTCCTCGTAAGTGCCTTGGATTAAAGTTTCCTTAGCTACTGCTTTGAAGATGTTGATTGCTTTCTCGTTTAATGTGTTCATGGTGTTTCCCTCCGATTTGTTTTTTGTTATTTCCTTAAGCTTGATTATATTATACTACGATTTAAATCGTATGTCAATAACTTTTTCGAATTTTTTCGTAATTTTTTCGAATTTTTTATTTACAAAATCGAAAATAAACGGTATTATATAGTAAAGAAGATAGGAGGAAAAAACATGGCAAGAGGACGAGGAAAATTAACTCCTCAAGATAAAGAGGATATGAAAGTCTTTTCCGCAAATCTTAACTCAATTTTATCTGATAGAAATTGTAAACAAGCTGAGCTATCTCGAGCGACAGGAATACCACCTAGCACATTGACAGGGTATGTAAAAGGAACTTCTTTGCCAATCCCTGGCAATGTTCAAAAAATTGCAGATTTTTTTGGAGTACCTAAATCTGTATTAGACCCTAGATTTGTAACTAATAATTCTATGGTCGATGACTCTTCTTCTAATACTTCCTCTATCCAAACCATCTACGACCAACTAGAACCGCCTAGACAAGGCAAAGTCCTGACTTTTGCCGAGAGGCAACTAAAAGAGCAAAACAAAGAAGAAACGAAGATAAACGAAGTATCGGAGAACATCATCAGACTGGACGACTACAGACAGACTACTTACCGACGTGTTACTGGGGTTGTCTCTGCTGGTAGTGGTTCGATACAGGACGACGATTTAGATATGGAGGTTTCGTTCTATGAGGATGAAATCCCAGACGACTACGACGCTATCGCTTATGTCGTCGGCAACTCTATGGAGCCAAAGATAAAGAATGGTGACTATCTTTTTATAAAGAATACCCAACAGGTTGATTATAACACTATCGGCATCTTCCAAGTAGACGGCGCTAACTATGTTAAGAAACTGCGTCAGGGATATCTGGAAAGCTTGAATCCAGATTATGAGGATATACACCTAGACGAAAGCAACGACATCCGAACTATTGGGGAGGTTGTCAGCGTATATAGAGATAAATAAAATGAGTAAAGAAAATCCATATTTTGAACAAACCAAACAAAACTACATAGAAGTTGAAAAACTCTATAAACTTGGTAAAGCAAAACATACATCTTCTAAATACCGATTTCTTGCACCAGCAGTTAAAAGACAATCTGAACAATTCTTATTTGAAGCCAAGACTCAAAAAAGAAAATATTGGAAATTCAGCCGTGGCTCTCTAGTGTTCGTAGAGTTTGGTGTAAATATAGGCGGAGAATTATCAAATAATCATTGGGCTATTGTCTTAGACAAAATAGATAGTCCCTATAAAAAAACACTCACAGTAATTCCTCTAACATCTAAAAATCAAATAGATACTGTGCTCATAGACGAAGTCATTGCGGAATATCCTTCTATTTTGCTTGATGAATATATTGAAAAATTACACAAAGAATTATTTGCTTACCTAAAGTATTTAGATTCCAATAATGCAATTACTGAAACTGCTTTATTAGATGTCTACCAAGCCTACATAGAACAATTTTCAAACGAAATAATTCAACCTAAGATAGTAGACGATGACAACCTTAGACGGACACAATCAGAAATAACTGACATTATTGAATTAACTCAATACTATAAAAAATACATTAAGCGTTCTTATGCCAAGTGTAATAACCTTCAAACAATCAGCAAAGATAGAATTTTAAAGAAAAATAGATTAGATCCAATCGGAAAAATGAAAGTATCTGATAACACACTGGACAAAATTAACGAAAAGTTAAAAGAATTATACCTTTTCTAATATCTTGACATTTTTTAATAATTATATTACAATACAGCTATTAGGAGTTTAGCTCCATAAAGTTTACATTTGGATTTTAGATCCATAACGTGATGGTAGCCGTATTTAATACGGCTACTTTTCTTTTTATCTAGCAACTGTTTCCATTTTGGAAACAACTCAAAAAAGCCCCACGCTCAGAAGTTTGCAGACCGAGAGCGTGAGGCTAGCAATTACAAGAAAAACTTTTCAAAAGATATTACCTTTTGAGATGTTTTCTTGTACCCATTTTATCATTTTTTAGGAAATTTTGAAAGAGGTACTACTATGATAGCAACAAATAAAGTAGCTATATATGTCAGGGTTTCGACGACAAACCAGGTTGAGGAGGGATACTCTATAGATGAGCAAAAAGACAAGCTCTCTAGCTACTGCGACATTAAAGACTGGAATGTATACAAAGTATATACTGATGGAGGTTTCTCAGGATCCAATACTGACAGACCAGCGCTAGAAAGTCTTATCAAAGACGCTAAAAAAAGAAAATTTGACACAGTTCTAGTCTATAAGCTGGACCGTCTTAGCCGTAGTCAAAAAGACACGCTTCACTTGATTGAGGATGTATTCATCAAGAATGGGATTGAATTTCTGAGCTTGCAGGAGAACTTTGACACCTCTACTCCTTTTGGTAAGGCTATGATTGGACTCTTGAGCGTCTTTGCTCAGCTAGAAAGGGAGCAAATCAAGGAACGCATGCAACTTGGCAAGCTAGGACGTGCCAAATCTGGTAAATCCATGATGTGGGCTAAGACATCCTATGGTTACGATTACCACAAAGAGACAGGCACAGTGACCATCAATCCAGCTCAGGCTCTGACCATTAAGTTTATCTTTGAGAGTTACCTGAGAGGGAGATCTATTACTAAGTTGAGAGATGATCTAAATGAGAAATACCCAAAGCATGTGCCTTGGAGCTATCGGGCGGTCAGAACCATACTCGATAACCCTGTCTATTGTGGTTTCAATCAGTATAAGGGAGAAATTTATCCAGGTAATCATGAGCCGATTATTTCAAAAGAGGAATACGATAAGACTCAATCTGAGCTAAAAATAAGACAAAGAACAGCAGCAGAGAATGTCAATCCTAGACCATTCCAAGCTAAGTACATTTTATCCGGTATCGCCCAATGTGGATATTGTGGCGCTCCTTTAAAAATTATGTTAGGCGTAAAGAGGAAAGACGGGAGCAGGTTAAAAAAATATGAATGCCACCAAAGGCACCCACGAACGCTGAGAGGCGTTACTACCTACAACGACAATAAAAAGTGTGACTCAGGATTTTACTACAAAGACAAGCTAGAGGCCTATGTGCTAAAAGAAATAAGCAAACTACAAGATGACGCTGATTACCTGGACAAAATATTTTCAGGAGACAATGCTGAGACCATAGACCGTGAGAGCTATAAGAAACAAATAGAGGAGCTATCAAAGAAACTGAGCAGACTTAACGATCTATACATAGATGACCGCATTACCCTTGAAGAATTACAGAGCAAGTCAGCCGAATTTATAAGCATGAGGGGGACTCTTGAAACTGAACTAGAAAACGATCCAGCACTCAGGAAGAACAAAAGAAAGGCTGATATGAGGAAACTGCTAAACGCTGAGAAAGTCTTTTCAATGGACTACGAAAATCAAAAGGTGCTTGTTAGAAGGCTTATAAACAAGGTTAAGGTGACAGCTGAGGACATTGTTATCAATTGGAAAATATAAATAATTTTAGTAACCTACATTTC